TAGGGAAGAACAAAGCATGCCCAGAGGGAAGGGGGTCAACAACACCTCTACCATGAAATTCTGTTCCTCCCCCTTCATACTCTCCCGGGTTTAAAGGCACCACAACACTAATATCTGCAGACGTATCGTGATGCCATGCACCTTGATTCTTATTAGCTAAATTATAGTTCGCTATCTGTATTGAGCCAGGACGGTCGACGTACCGTTGCCAAATACTCATAAACACTGGATTCATATAATTAAGCACCACACTCCACATATTATTAAACAGCTCGGGACAACGGTCATGGAGCGTAATCTCTGGTATCTGGCGGAGAGTGTCTTCGGTAGGGTTAACATCAAAACCGAAACTCTGTTCCATGTTTTTAATTTCATCTATCATCATGTCACAAAACTCTTTTGTAAATAAAGGTATAGAGTACACATCTTTTACTCTTTCTTTTACATATTCTTGTAGAATGTTATTTAGATCAACTTGTGCCCACTTGTCTTCATACTCTTGTATAGCTGGTTCACTTTCTTTAATGAGTTCTATTGTGGTTTTGTTTATACACCAATCGCTACTAACTCCTAAAAGGGTGTTCTTTAAGCGGTAGGGTGCGAGCTTTGAGTACTCTGGCATTTCTTCTCCTTTTTCTTTTTTGATAAAACAACTTTTATTACTTTATCAAGTCTGCCCTTTTTTAAAAATTTATTTAATTTTTTCATAGACCTGACCTAAAAGTTAGGTTAATTCTTTCAAGAGCTTCTGGTAAATCTGGTACAGCGTGAGTGCTTTTCATTTGACTATGACCGTCAAACATAATAACGTCGCCGTGTTCTAGTATGTAAAAAGTTTCGTTGACTATAAAGTTTTCCGTAAAGAAAACATCACTAGTGTTAGTATTACTTTTTATAACGTTTTGGTATTGACGCCATGCAAAAACTCTCGGACCACCAAAACTAATAGACACCACAATATCGTCTAAAGTCGGTACTGTATCGCTATGGTGGGGTATACCTTTTCCGTTATCACCATAATACCCACAAAGGCAAAACGTGAATTTGACCTCCTTGTTATATACAACAGAGGCTAAGTTTTCGCAATGTTCTTTTATGCTGAGCATACAACGGTGATTAGTCCAAGGTTCAGGTTTCATAAATTTACCAGCGTATTCAAAGGGGGAGTCGCCAAAGCCACGTGATGGTCTTCCGTAAACCATACCGTTGTTAGTTTTACGCACTACAGGTTCATCCCAGTAATCAAACTCAGGATTGAATTGTTTCAGTGCTCCCTTTAGGTAGTGTATATTCGACATATTCTGTTTCTTCTTTCTCTAGTTCTATAACGGTACCAGAAGGCAATATACCTCCAGTTTCGTGATAGAGTTGCTTCATGCGTTCTAAAACTTCTTCTTTTGACATAACGTCTACACGGTTAACGGTGAGCTCACTACGGTTAACATAAAGTCCTGCTGCTTTACCTCTGGCTACTTCTGCAGTAACTGCAGCAGACCACGCTCCATTACGCATGGCTCCTTCACGTATGTCTTTTAAATCTGTTAAATGAGTAGCTAAATCTAGCTCTACTTTTTTGCTCGCTTTTTCTTGTAGAGCTTTTATTTTGTCTTGTACGTGTGGGTTGTCTTTAGAAGCTAAAACATACCCTGCTTTTAGAGCGTTCTTCTCGCTATAACCTGCAGCTATAGCAGCGTCTTTTTGTGTCATGCCTTTAGCCACGTTCTGTGCAAATTTTTCTTGTTTAGGAGTAAGTTTTTTCTTTTTCATTTAAGTCTCTAAATGCTATCAATAAACGTATGTTATTATTTCTACGTTCTAAATACTTTTCTTGAGTTTCGTTATGTTTACTAAGCAATAATAATTCAAAAGGAATAGCGTATTCCTGTTCTCTGTAATATTCCTCTATAGTTTTTATCGACATAAACATAGTATAACTTAATTCATAGCGTGTAGTTTTTGATTGTCAACATCATACACAGATAAATTTCGGTAAATATGCATAGGACAATCTAACATTGCTTCAACTACTAACGTATCATTAGGACAAAGAGGTCCCACAATTTTTAACCGCACATGAGGGTCTACCTTTTTACCTTGAGCATGTTCATGAATGACTAAAGGTAGAGCTGGGTACAAAGTAGTTTTAGGGTCATAACCGAAATCTTTTATGGTTTTAAAAAAGTTTTCTAGTACTAACGTTCTGTTATAATCTAATTTGATAGCTTCTGCGTTGGCTTTAACTAAATCATCATAGGTCATAACTCTAGGGTCGCTAAAAAAATCTTCCATTATTCCACTCTCCAAACTCTTAACATTTTAACTTTATCTTCATAAGTGGTGCGTGTTGTTAACCTAACACGGTGGCGTTGATTGTAAGCACTGGCTGCAGTGCGTAACCTTACTATTTCTTTTTCATCGTCAAAAGGTATAGCAAAACTATCCCCAACCTCAAGCCTGTGAAAACTCCACTTGAATTTAAAATTAGGTAAGGGTAATTCTATATTCTTATCAATTTTAGGTTCCATAAGTCTCTCCTATATATAGGTTATATATTAATATAAATCGTATTAAGAATATAGGCTAGATGTATAAAAATTTTAAAGCGTTTTAAGGCGTTGATGTAGTAACCCTATAGGTAGGTAGCCTTTAATAAATCAAGGCGTTAGAGAGCGTTTACGTAAGCCTAGAGGCTATGATCGCTATAAAAAGGTACTTTAAAAACCTTTAAACATCTGTATACGCATGTTTTATTTTTAACAGCTTTGAGCACAGCTTGAGCTATTTGATCACGATGTTCCTCTATCCAAGTGTATAGACTTTCATCTTGTGCGAGGGGATGTTTTGTATTTACTTTCACTAGAAGTCGTGCTGGTGTACCTTTAACTTCCTTTGGGTTATGGTAAACCATTTCCCAAAGAAGTTCGTATTTATCTTCAGCCTTTCTTAACATAGCCCAGCTTTATATCATACTTGATATCGTTAAGATTTAATATACCTTTATTTAAAACATCTTGAATAGTTTTTATGCCCTCGTATTGTTTCATACGTTCTTTATTTTTAGCGGACATAGGAACTTTATCTGTACGTTTTAGTTTTTGACTTGTATCGTAAGGGTCACGAGCACTGACCACGTTACAATAATTATTAGGTTTAGGAATATCTACGTTAGTTTGATATTGACGTTTCATATCTTGTTCCTCTGGTTTTACAGCTACTTTATAGAGCACGTTCCACAATCTTTGTTGGGCTTCTTTTGCGTCAACAAAACTTTTAACTTTGCGTTTAGCAAACTTGTTATAAATTTCAACAGCTTGTTTAACAGGTATAGAAGGTGCCATACGAACAGGGTCTCCCAAAGAAGGATATCCCTGTTTTATAATATGTAACTGTGACATGTAAACTTTCACCGCTCTTGAATACTCAGGAGCGGTGAAGCATATAAATTCGATATCGTTATGCTGCTTTTGCATATTCGATAGCTTTAGTCATAGCACGGTTTTTAAGACTAGCTCTAGCCCCAAACCAAGCGTTGTGCATAGCAGCGTCACGGTCGTGACCCCACTTATGGTCTACTACGTAAGTAAGAGCATTTACCGCACCCCACCACGTACCTTTAGAACTAGCCATATCAGCTCCAGGCTGTTGCTCAAGAGCCTCGTAAACTTTGTAAGGAGTACGTTGAAACTCTTCTAACGTTCTAAGTCTAGAGTCAATAAGTTCTATGTCTGACGATTTACTATTTTCTAAACGTATCTTTTCTTGTAAGGCGAGTTTAGGTTGTAGTAGGTCAGCAATATAACTAACAACACTATTGTCATCATACTTTTTACTACTAAGGAACTCAGCACTTTGCTTATACTCATCAAGACGCACACTAGCTAAACCTAACGCCAACTCAGCTGAATGAATAAGCTCGGTGTCAAATACTTTGGTGTGTGGCATTTTAAATGCAGGTTGTGTTTTATCAGCTAATGCCATAGACAATGTATTATTACAAACCACACGCACTGGTGTAAACCTAATCTCGTTAGACTTACCCCACTCATGGGACACGGACACTAGTAAGTAGCCCTCAACTCTATCGTCACCAGCTAGAGTAAAACCGTCATTAATTTCAGCTAGACCCCATATCTGCCTACCACCACGTAAAGAACCAGCGGTGTGCATTTTCATATCACCAGCGTCTGTAAACTTTTTAAAGAATGTAAAAGCCTCAGCGTTCTGAGTGGGTATGAACCTTTTACCACAAGGTCCTAAAATACTATTATCACTATCACGTACTAACATGTAGTGATCATCAGACATAATAAGGTCATCAGCAGCCTCGCTGTCGGCACTATTATATGTGAATATATTACGCTTACTCACTGACCAATCAAGGTTAGCTTGTTTAAGCATTTCTTCTGGGGTAAGGTCACTACCAACCTGTACACCTAGCCCATGCCAAGGTACTTCCCCAGCGTAAGCCATAGTCTCAATATTATGAGCCATAATTTTCTCCTATAAATGCCTAGCAATTATTTACTAGGTACTTATAGTTTACTTAGATTTACTAGTGATTAAAGGATGATCTAACTATTCTTAAACTTTTTAACCATCTCTCTTTTTTGTCTGGGGAGGTAGTCTTCCCAACACCTAATAACTATCAGTTTCTTTTCAAATTCTGAATAGGTATTCCAGTCCCTAATCTCTGTGGCAGTCCTACCACATCCTTTACAGGTACGAGTACCCCACTGAGTGACAGTACAAATACCAATGCAAGGGGAGTCATGAAGAGAGCTAGTTTCATGCAATAACTTTTGTGTCATTCTTACTCCTTATGAGACGAATATCGTGGCTTGATAGCCAATCTCTCATGAGTCTATTACGTTCTATTGTACTAAGAGTAGTATCATTTAGTAAAGTATTATATTCTTGAGTATATCTTCTATATCCCTCGTAGTAATCTCCTTTACCTATTTCGTTGAACCGCACTATTTGCCAAACTCTTTGTTTGGTTATTCCATACTTAGTTCCTATTTCTTCAAGTGTGTATTCAGAGTTAAGACACAACATAAAAATTTCAAAATATTTTTTTCTTAATCTATCTTTATTACTTTTCATTAAAGTACTCCTTGTAATCAGTAATAGCTTCACCCCAACTGACACCGACTTCAGCGTCAACTACATTAGGTACAACTAACGGCACACACTCTGCCATAATTTCTATAATTTTTTCACAAGTTTCTTTTGAGTCCACTGATATATCAAGCTCATCATGCACTTGAGTATGAGGTAGAATACCCTCCTTATAGAGCTCAATCATTGCTTTCTTGGTCATGTCTGCTGCTGAACCTTGTATTAATCTGTTCATGGCTTTGTAGGTATACGCTCTTTTAATATTCGTACCCCATTTTTCTTCAGCTTCTTCACGCGGTAAAGGTAACTGACCAAACTCACCTGAAGGCTCAAATAAATTAAACCGACACTTACGTCCTAACACCGTAGTAATAAATCCACGGTTAGCTCCTAACCTAGCACATTGATCTCGTAACCCTTTTATAAAAGGTACGCGGTTGTGATAAGTGTCGAATAATATTTCTGCTTCGTCTGGTGATATGTCTAACTGGCGTATGAGTTTATCTTTACCCATACCGTAGCTCAAACCTAAGTTAATTATCTTAGCTTCTTTACGACTTATATTAGCCATATCCGCCACAACCTGATGAAAGTCTGCGTCTTTATTTCTATAGGCATCAGCAGCATCTGCAGCACCTTCCTGCTCAGTTTTGTATGCGTAGTGTACAGTAAGTCGAGGCTCTTGTTGAGAGTAGTCAAAAGCACCCCAGTGCATACCTTGCTCTGGTACAAAAATACTTCTTATTAAAGGTCCTATGTAATCATCACGTGCTGGTACTTGTTGAAGATTAGGATTACTACTACTGAATCTACCAGTAACCGTACCACCACCGTCAGAACGTAAAGGATGCAGTTCTCCATGTATTCTACCTTTAACATTGTGCTCTAAAATCATTTTATCTATAAATGTAGTTCTAGCTTTATTAAGTTGCCTAGCTCTAGCAATATCTTTAGCTAACTTATGGTCATGACCTTCTAACCAATTAGAAGTAAAACTAGGTGCGTTAGTTTTCTCTGTCCTAGGATAACTAAGCCCAGCTCTATCAAATACAGTAGCTACAGAAGCAGCAGCCCATAGGTCGGGAGCTACACCGTATTCACTGTGTATGTCTTTAAGTATTTTTTCTTCTTCCTTTAAAAGTTTTTTACCTATTCTCTCAGCTTTATCTAAATCTACAGGTACACCCTGCCAACGCATATCCAAAAGTATGGGTATTAAAGAAGTTTCAAGTTTATATATCTTTTCTACGTTTTCGTCTTTTAGTAATTGCTTTAATACTTTCCACAATTTTAACGTGAGTGCCGCATCTTGCTCTGCGTAAGGTCCTACATATTTAGCAGGTAACTTATACATCTCACTTTTAGGATTAAGTCCGTAAGCCTTTGCTGCTTCTTCTAGTAACGTTTCTTCTTTTATTTCACCTACGTATCTACTGCCTAATTTGTTTAACGAATAACCATATTGATTTTCATTAATAAGCGGAGCAGCAAACATAGTGTCGTGTATAGTGCCCTTTACCTCCACACCTAAACGTCTAAGCCAACCTAAATCATACAGACTGTTATGAAATATCTTATCGTTACTATACGACATCTGTTTATTCATCCAGTTTATAATGATACGTTTATCTAAATTACCACCACCAACATGCTGTATAGGTAAATAGATTGCGAAGTCTTCGGTAGCTATAGCTATACCTGTTACATAACCAGTATTAGCAAAAGCCCACGACGGTCCATGAGACATAAGCAAAGGGTCATAAGTTTCTAAGTCAATAGCTACTTCTTTATACTTAGATAAATCAGGTAGACTGCTAGGTGGAGCCCAGTCGGTCTGTGGGGCAAACATGCTACTCTGCATTAAGTTTAAACTCTTCTACTAAACGTTTAGCGTACTCTTCAACCAATAGTAAATAACAACGTAAATCTTGTATGTCGTCTAGTATGCCAGTGTCACTAGGGTCATCAATAATAGTACCAAAGATATCATAATGATTACCCTTACACTGATTCTCTATCCTATCCCACTTACGAGCCAGCATCATAAAAGCACCTACGCCACCTCTGCTACGCCAACTGTCACCGTAACTTTTTTCGGCATGACGTAACTGAGCTACGTCAAGTTGAGTTAATTTTTCTATCTTATCAAAATCTGCAGGCATATAATCTCCTTAGTCCAACCTGTTAGGACAAATATTTTGTTTACCGTAATAGCACCACTTACATTTAAAGGCACTCGGCTTGGCAGGAAACTCAGTAGCTGTAGTCATATCAACAGCCCTAGCGTTTAACCGCTCACGTTTACCGTTAACAGTTTCTTTATCGTACTCGTAACGGTCTAGCTTGCCATGGTCAAGGTACCATAGTTCTGTAGTGATAGTATCTAATTCTGGTAGCCTTTCAAACACAACACTAGCGTAAAGCTCACACTGCTCTCTATGCCCTTCTTGGTTACCGTCATACCTGCCAGTTTTAAAATCAATAACTCTAGCGTTAGTTTCACCCTCAATATGGACAAACGCATCTACTTTAGCTCTGCCCCATGTATCCGTATCAAACCAACCTGTAGGTTTCCACTCATTGTCAAAAGCCCAGTCACCCTCACAAAGTACATGACCTTTTA